CACTACCAGCTGTTAAAGTGTTCGCTTCTAAACCAATGAATATTTGCTTATTAATACCACCTTGTACATATTGTGCACCAGCAGATGCAACAACAGCGTCAAGACCAGCAGACAATTCATCAATATTATCACCATCAATTTTAAATGTAATAGGATTGTACTCATTTGATGCATATTGATCATCATAACGATAGTCAATGTACATTAAGTCAATAACTGGACCAGGAGTAGGTTTAACAGCTACTAAATCTAAACCAATAGTTTGAGCTGCAACTTTCATAGCAACAGGAAGCAATTGCTGTCCATAGTCACCAGAACCAGCTTGTCCACCTTGTCCGTATTCTGCACCAGCAACAGGAGTGAAACCACCACCTAAATCACCAGGAATTCCTGAAGGTTGAGGAGATACTACACCGCCCATACCACTTAAATTACCAAGTGTGCTGTATGCAACGTTTTCATTAATTGAATGATATTCTGCATATTCAGACATCCAATCTTGTTTTACAGGATCACTTACTCCTAAAGACTCTAGGATAGGTGCCCATTTTTTTTGTGCTTTTTTCTTGTCTATGTTAATAAACATTTTTTTAATTTTTTTAATTTTTTCTTCTATACACAGAAGTAGTGTTTGCTTGATTATTTCAAGCGCTCAAATCTTTCCATGAAACTATTAATTTGATCTTCACTTAATTTTTCATTAAGTTCAAGTTCATCTTTTTGAATTAATTTTTTAGTTTCATTCAATGATTTGACTCCAAGTTTCCTTGTTTTCCAGAAATTTTCTATTTTATCTTCACTATCTAAAACATAAAATTTAGATTGTGCGATAATAGATTTCTTTTGAGTACTATCTAAAGATTCCCATACTTTTTCGTATTCCTTAGGCATAGCACTTAAAAGTTTTTCTTCTGGTGAAACTTGCTTCGCATTTAACACCCTTCGCATTATAGTTAGAACGTCTTTTGCAGAATAGTAGCTGCTTTCGTTTAATGCAACTTTAATATTTTCTTGTTCTTCTGCTTTTAGACTTTCAAACGCTTTAATTTGCGAACGATTTAAGAATTTATAAAAATGAGGCTCTTTTTCTATTGAAGCTTCTCTTTTCTTAGCTTCATTAATAAGCATATCTATTTTACTTGTTAATTTTCCAGATGTAAATTGTTTTACTTCACTTATATTTTCAACATTTTCATCTTTAATTGATTCATTTGAATTTAAATCTTTACCTGGTTTAATATCTTTTCCAGGTTCTTCTTTTACTTTTTTCATATCACCTTTTAAATATTCTGTTGGTGCTTTATCAACAACTGTAGTTTGAGGTTGACCATCTCTACTTAATCTACCTTTATGAGTTTTAGCAGCAGTTCCTATTGAAGATTTTTTAACTTTTTGTTTTAACGCATCACCATCTGCATCAGAAACTGTTTTCATTTTACCTTTTAAATATTCAGTAGGACTTTGAATATGAACACCTTCATTTAATGAACCAGCGTTTTCGTTTAATGTTTCAGCAATCATACCACTATAATCAATAGTTGCATCTGCAGCTTCAGCAACATATTCAGTATATTTAATTGAAGTATCTAAATTTTCAGCAAGATATTCTTGATACTTAATAGAAGTATTAAGATTTTCAGCAATATATTCTGAATAAGAAATGTTTTTATCTAGATTTTCAGCAATGTATTCTGAATAAGAAATGTTTTTATCTAGATTTTCAGCTAAATACTCTGAATAAGAAATGTTTTTATCTAGATTTTCAGCAAGATATTCTGAATAAGAAATATTCTTATCTAGATTTTCAGCTAAGTACTCTGAATAAGAAATGTTTTTATCTAGATTTTCAGCTAAGTACTCTGAATAAGAAATATTCTTATCTAGATTTTCAGCTAAATAATCTGAATAAGAAATAGTTTTATCTAGATTTTCAGCTAAATAATTTTGATAATCAATTGACTTATTTAAAGTTTTAGTCAATGATTTATTTTCTTTTTCTAATTTATTAGTTTTAGTTTCTAATATTTTAGTAGTTTCTTTTAATTTAGTATTTTCATTAACTACTAATTTTACTTTAGATGTTAAATAATCTAAATATTTAATCACTTTTTCATTTTGTTCATTAAGTGCTTCGTAATACTCAGCTAATTGTGTTAACTGATTTTTATTTTCTTCAGTACTCTTACTTTCTTTAATAAGTTTATTAATTGATTGCTTAGTGTTATTTAATTCTTTTACTAAGTAATCTGAGTACTCTACTAATTGTTTTTTTGTTACTAGATCGTTCTTATTCATTTCAAATAATTCGTTTGTTTTTGTTTCATTACTAAGGTCGAATACCTTAGAATATTTTTTGTATAGTTGTTCAGGTGCTTCATATAATCTATATGGAACATCCTCTTCCTTAATGCCTAATGATTCATTAACTGATTTTAAACTCATTTTAGCAGATGAAAAGCCTGGATCAGCAACACAATCGTATGTGAACAATTTTTTAAGTTCTACACGACCAGTTGAATCAGTTACTCCAGCTGCTCTAGAACTTACGAAGATTGGATAACCTTCCTTTACAATTGCTTTTGCTTCTTTACCCCAGTGAGTGTCTAACAATATAATTTGTCCATCTACTCTATTCTTTTCTTTATTATACCATGCATTTTCAACAACATGACTAACACGACTTAAAGACGTGTCAAATACATCTGGATGATCAAATTCTCCAAATATAACTCCTAATTGTTTTTTGCGTTCTAATAATTCATCTAAGTGGGGTAAAAAACCATTTGGTGTATAAATTCTATCGTTTCTATTCTTTACATCAAACTCTGTAAAAACACCTTCCATGATGAATTTTTGTGAGCTCGATTTATTTTCGCATAGTTTTAATCCGCTATCGCAGTGTTCAACTATTAATACTGGTTTTTTACTCATTTTTTTTTCAAATAATTTTCAGATTTTATTAATTATATATATTGTTCTAAATACATTATTTTTCCATTTTTAAACATTTTTCATATTTTTTAATATATTATTTAAATAATGTATATGATATATTAATGAATTATAATGATATAATAGAATTATTTAATAAAGATGATAAAAGTGGTATGTTATCACGAGAAAAATATCTTAAAAAAAATTACATTGATGCATATAGTGCAGTTAAAAAATATTCAAAAGATAATAATTTAGAAGATTTAAAATTTTCACAACAAATATGGCATTTTACTCATAATATTCCTTATAAAGTTAAATGCGCAAATATAAAATGTAATAATTATGTTAAATTTAAAAACAGAACAATTGGATATTTAAAATATTGTTCTAAAAAATGTGCAGCAACTGATATTGAAACAAATAATAAACGAGAGAAAACAAATTTAAAAAAATATGGAGTAAAAAACGTGTATCAATCTAGTGAAATAAAAGAAAAAATACAAAATACCAATTTAAAAAATCATGGAGTAAAATATATTAGTCAATCTAAAGAAATACAAAATAAAATACGTGAAAATTCTTTAAAAAAATATGGTGTCGACCATTATTTAAAATCTGAAAAAATAAAAAATAAACGTATTAATACTAATTTAAAAAAATATGGTGTAGAAAATATATCTCAAATTGGTAAAATAAAAGAACAAAAAAAAGACACAAATCTTAAAAAAATAGGAGTAGAAACAAATTTATTAGATCCAAATAAATATGAAGATATACGAAATAAAATTCGTGAAACATGTATTAAACGATATGGTGTAAGTACTAATTTATTAATTAATAAACAAAATGTTAAAAGTAATTTTGAAAAAGAAATATCTAGTTATATTAAAACATTTTATAATGATATAATAATTGAAAATACATATTCTATTATAACGCCATATGAATTAGACATGTATTTTCCCAATATAAATATTGCAATAGAAGCAAATGGAATATATTGGCATGATGAACGGCATAAAAGTAAAGAATATCATTACAATAAATATTTAAAATGTAAAGAAAAAGGAATAAAATTAATTCAAATTTGGGAAGATGAATGGTATTTAAAAAATAATATAATTAAAAATAGATTAAATGTTATTTTTAATCACGTTACAAATAAAATATATGCTCGAAAATGTTATATAAAAGAAATTAATCATGTCGACTATATTAAATTTTTAAACACATATCATTTACAAGGTTCATATAATTCAAAAATTAAAATTGGTTTATTTTATAATGACGAATTAATTAGTGTATTAGGTTTAGGACAAAAACGTATTATATTTGGATCTAAAAAAGATAAAAATATTAATGAATATGAAATACACAGATTAGCTACTAAATTTAATACTATTGTAGTAGGTGGTGTTTCAAAAATGATAAAATATTTCATAAAAAAATATAATCCATTAAGTATTATATCATATGCAAATTTAGATTGGGGTGAAGGAAATGTTTATGAAAAATCTGGATTTATAAATAAAGGACACACTGGAATAAGTTATTTTTATAATATTGATGGTATACGTGAATATAGATATAATTTTAGAAAAAATGTGTTAGTAGAAAAATATAATTTAGATTCAACTTTAACAGAAGTTGAATTAATGCACAAATTAGGATATTATAGAATATTTACAACTGGGAATAATAAATGGGAATGGACTAAAAAATAAATTTTAGTCCATTTTAGTTTATATTAAAATATAATTTTTAAAAATCAAAATTTTCACCGCCACCAGCTTCACCACCACCAGCTTCTGCTCCACCAGCTTCTGCTCCACCAGCTTCACCACCTAAATCTCCACCTAAATCTCCACCAAGATCACCACCTAAATCTCCACCTAAATCTCCACCAAGATCACCGCCAAGATCTCCACCGAGGCCACCACCTCCGCCGCCCATAAATCCTCCACCAGCACCACCACCAGCAGCAGATCCTTGAGCATATAGCATTTTATATCTTTCATTTTCTGCTAATTCTTCATCAGTAAATTTCATTATTTTTTTAACTAAGTATTGTATATGAAAATATGGTTTACCTTCTGCATCAGTAACACTACTATTTAAAGTACTTAATATTTCAGCGCGTTTTGCAATATTTGTTAATTTTTTCCATTCGTAAAATAAATTAACACCATTAAATACTACATCTATACTTGATAAAAATTCATCATCATCCTTTAATTCTGGAAATTCTAATAATACTTGTAATTTTAATGGTTTTAATACAATTTCTTTAAATATTTGACGTAACCTATTAACAAAATTAAAAAAACTTAATTCTTCTCTTGTTATTTCCATTGTTGGGCCATAAACAGAACCAGAACCAGTATTATCATCAAAACGAGTTAATGGAATTTTACTTGCTCGTTTAAATGATTTATAAAACCAATTTATTGTTGTATCTTCATTTAAATTTATTCCTTGTGGTGTAACTAATTCAAAAGATGGAGATTGTCCTTCACCTTGTGGAAACCAATATTCTTTTGAATATGGAATATGAGGACTTCCATTTATTTGAACTGTTCCAAGAGTATCATCCCAAGTTACTTCATCTTTATAATCCGCAATCATTTTAGAAATATGTTCTTCTGCTAATTGTCGTGACATACCACCTACTGGTATTTTAAATTCTTTATGTAAACTAGCATGTATGATATTAAACATTACTCTTGATTGTTCAATTAACATTAATTGATTATATGGTCGAATTAATCCTTCTACATATGACGTTTCAGAATATTCATTCATATTACTATATGAAATGTATATAATTTGTGAATCTAGTAATATACGTCTAATAGTTGGATCATCTGGAAATTGAATCCATGTGTGTTCTCCAGTCATAGGTTCAATTGCTGGAACTAGTGTTGCAGGATCTAACATTTGTAATCCTATAATATGTCGTTGTCTATTATCATATAAAATTTCAAATGCTAAATATCCTTCAATTAATAAACGTTTAAAATATTTCCATGGTACTGAACCATCCATAAATCCAAAACGTTGGTACAAATCATTAAATATTTTAATATATCTTTGTCGAATATTTTCGTCAATTGTTGTAGGTAATTCTTTAGGAGTACAAAATTTTTCTTCTTCACTATAAATAATACTTTCATCTGCTACAATAGTTAATACATCTCTAATACGATCTTTTATACTATATTCTTTTAAAATGCGTCTTTTTTCAATATATGTATTATCTAAATAACTTATACTTTTTTGTTCCATTAATCTAGAAACAGCATTTCTAGAAAAAACTTCATATAAATCATTTGTGCCTGGAGGTGTTGGAACTTGATTTGCTCCAACTGCAACAGCGTTTTTAATTACCATATCATCATAACGCATTCCAAAATTTGAAAGTTGTCTAAGTAATTTATTAAAAAATCCAGGATTTTGTTGTTTTATTGCAACTTGATTATTTGCAGTATTATATGTATTAGGATTGTAACCAGCCAAAATTTATAATTTTATTTTTTATATATATAAACAAATATAAGTTGTCTATAACATGAAAAACATAAAAAGATTTAAAGATTTTGTATTAAATGAATTAAATAATTATCCTAACACAAATGATCAATATATATCAGATGAATCTGAAATTAATGAAAATCCAGTTATTGATGAAATTGTTGAACGTGGCGTTAAAGATTTAGAAGTATTAATTAAATTTGGATCTATAACAAATGAAGAACAATTACGATCTAAAGCTAGTGAAATGTTAAATTTAATGTACAAGTTATACGAAGATCCAGCTGAAAAAGAAGCAATTAGTTCAAATAGAGATGAAATATTACAAAAAATAATTGATAGATTATCAAGTAAAGGTATAACATTTAAAAATGCAGAAGAAGAAAATTATTATTAATAATAATAAATTAACATAAATTAAAAATAGCGTTATTAAAAATAACGCTATTTTTTTGATAAAAATTCTTTAGCTTTTTCTAATTCATCTAAACTGTGTTCTAAATTATCATTCATTATTTTAAAATTCATTATTAATTCTTTTCTTATTTTATTATAACGTTCTTCTTGTTTATCAAGTTTAGATAACCAAATTTCTATTAATTTTTTTTGATCTACACCACTAAAATATGATGTATCTATTGATACAAATTTATCTAATTCATTTAAATTTATTTCATATGCTTTTTGAATTAAATCCATTCTATATTCACGTATACTATATTCAAATCCAATACTTGCCAAAGTTCTATAAACTCCTTCAAATGTAACATCTAATCGTTTATCTTTAACTTTAACTTCTTCATTTGTATTAATAACTCCTTTAAAAAATCTATCTAAAATTTTATCAAACCACATTATTCTAGCTCTTTCAGGCATAAAATTAAAATTTAATCCCCACATAATAGGTATATTATCAACTAAAGAAGTTTTAATAACAAATATTGGACTATATTGTTCCATTTTTGATGATTTTAATGCAGCAGCTAAATCATAAAACAAAAAATATGTTTTACCTGGTTGAATATCCTTTGGATTTACAATTTTAAATACATTACCATCAGGTTTTTTTAAATTTTTAACTAACCATGTAGTTGATTCTTCATTTAAATTTTTAACATTTAATTCATTTTTTCGTTGATATAACTTATTTATTAGTTCACCCATTTTTATTTTAAATTATTATTTTATATATTTGTAAAAATTAATATGTGATATAATATGATGTTTAAAAAAAATTCGTATTTAAAATATTTAAATTTTTATTATACTGGTATATTTACCATTAAACAATTAAAAAATGGCGAATATAGAATTCAACTAAAATTTAAAATTGGTATGAAACAAGGTAAATATTCTACTTCAATATATGATTTAAATATATTAACAACATATTTTGATATATTTAAATATGCAAGTCAATTTTATTCAATGGATGTCGTAAAAAAAGGAAATAATACAATTTATGTTACAAATGAATATCCTCAAAAATTTATAGATAAATTAGTTGAATTAGGATATGTAAAACGTATAATTAAAAAACATAATTTTGATGATAGATATGTAATATATGGTGAAGATATAAATGATATTGATAAAATTTGCACAACTTTATTTAAATCAGATACATCTTCATTATTACAAGTTGATACTATTGATATATTAGAATAATTTATTTTATCATATTTAAATGCTTTTCAGTTACAATTATAAACTCCATTCCATGATCTTTAGCATATTGTTTGGCTGCAGCCCATTTTGCTAAATTTTTTTGATATGTTTCTAACTCATATTTATAATTTTCAATTAATTTAACTGTAAATGATTTAGGTCTTTGAGGTGGTTGAGTTTCCTTTAATGGTTTAATTTCTATTAATAGTCTTTTATGTGGACCTCTACTTTTATCTTTTAATTCGACATAAAAATCAATATGATATCTTCGTTTTTTCCCATATTGATCAGTATATGGAATTGTTACAACTTCACTTCCCCACTTAAGAATTTTTGGATTTAAATCACAATAAAAACAAAATCGTTTTTCATATGAAGAACGATAAATTATTTCATTTGGATTACCAATATATTTTTTAGGATTTTGTAATTTATAATAACCTTGATGATACTTGTCAGGTTTATTTGGTCTAGCATTAGATGCCATATCTTGATATACAATTATATTTTAATTATATATCAAGATATAGCTATTTCTATAAAAATATTAGTTTTTACCTGGTTTTTTTGCTGCATCAGAAACATCAATTGATGGATATTTCTTTTTAACAGCACTTGCAACTTTTTTAACTAATGATTTAAGTGTTCCATTATACCACTTAGGAGCAGTTTTATATTGATTTGCTCTAGCTAATGCATTTCTAGCTTGTGCAACTGAATTAATTGGAAAATGATCTTTGTCATCAGTTACACTTTTACTTTCTGCAGGAAATACAACGTCACCTCTATTACGAACTTTAGCTTTCGGATCTTTTTTATTTTCATTTACAAATGTTAAAAAATTTTTAATTCTTTTCATTATAATTATAATATTATTTTATGTATATATTAATTTAAATTATTAAAAAATATGAAAAATTCCGAAAAAAATCTGAAAAATAATATATATAATTTTGAAACTTTTTGAAATTATTATATATTAATAGTAGTAATATTGTATTGCATTAATTGCCATTAACACATTTCAATTCTATTTATATATTTTTTAATATTGATAACATTTTTCATATTTACTAATTATAAAAAAATAATATTATGACGTGGCTAAACAATACCTTAAAAATAAAGATTTATTACAAGAAATCTTAGTATCAAAAGAAAAAGACGAACTTACTCCTAAAGCGCAAGAAATGTTTCAATTACTTGCATTACGAACAATACGAAAAATGCATTATTATAATCCAACAGATAAAGATGATTGTATGCAAACTGGTTTATTAGATATGTTTGCAAACTGGAGAAATTTTGATGCAACTAAATCAACAAACGCGTTTGCGTATTTTACTGAAATTTTTAAACGTGGTATTGCAAGAGGATATGGAGAATTACATAAGAAAAAGGGAGATCCTGATGGCATATATCAACACATTAGTATAGAATCGTCAAATGAAGGCGATGGTATTTATAATATTTAATTTTTTTAAATTAATTATTATTGTTATATTTGTATTATGTTTTTAGATAGTAAATATATTAATTTAAATAGTGTTCAATTAAAAAATAATTATATTAACATATATAATGATATAATTACATATAATAAAAATTTTAATGGAGATATTATATCTTTTGCTCAACAAAAATATAATTATATTAACGATATTATAAATCATCCAAGATGTAAAGTTTGTTCAAAAAAAGTTAGATTTCAAGATTTTAAACATGGTTATAAAAAATTTTGTAGTAATAAATGTGCCGGAATTTATAAAAAAAATTTATCAAAAGAAGATAAGAACAAAATTTTAAAAAAACGACAAGAAACATGTTTAACTAAATATGGTGTTGATAATGTTGCAAAATCTAATTTAATTAAAGAGAAAATTCAAAAAACATGCTTAAATAAATATGGTTATATAACACCACTTAAAAATGATATAATAAATTCTAAACGACAAAATACGTTTTTAAAAAATTGGGGTTCACATCCACTATCTAATGAAAAATTAATAAAAAAACGAAGTCAAACCAGAAAAAATACCATGTCTAGTAGATGGGAAAAGTCTATTAGAGAAAACTATTCTTTTTTAAATTTTAAAAATTTTAATTATTTAAATAGAAATATAACAATTAAGTGTGATAAATGTAATAATGAATATACAATACATCATCATATTTTATATCAAAGATATAAATCAAACATAGAATTATGTACAATATGTAATCCATTAAATTCAACTAGTTCGTCAAAAATACAAAATGAAATATTAGAATTTTTAATAAATGAGTGTCATATAAACAAGAATTTAATTAATGTTAATAATAGAACTATTATATCACCACTAGAATTAGATATATTAATACCAACATATAACATTGCATTTGAAATAAATGGAACATATTGGCATAATGAATTATATAAAAATAAAAATTATCATCAAAATAAATTTTTAGAATGTAAAAAACATAACATAAGATTAATACAAATATGGCAAGATGAATGGTTATATAAACAAGATATTGTAAAATCTAGATTATTAAGTTTATTTAATAAAACTGAAAATATAGTATATGCACGAAAATGTAAAATAAAACAATTAAAATATAAAGAAATATCTAATTTTTTAGAAGAAAATCATTTACAAGGTACTATTCGCACTAAATTAAATTATGGTTTATTCTACAATGACATATTAATAAGTGTTATGACATTTGGAAAATTAAGAAAAAGTTTAGGGCAACAACATGAACAAAACTCGTATGAATTATATAGATTTTGTTCTAAATTAAATTATAATGTTATAGGAGGTGCGACAAAACTTTTAAAACATTTTATACGAACAAATGACGTTAATAAAATCATAACATATTCAAATTTAGATTGGGGTATTGGAAATGTGTATAATAAAATGGATTTTAAATTTAACGACTACACAAGTCCAAGTTATTATTATATAATAAATGGATTGCGATCACATCGATATAATTGGACTAAATATAAATTAGTTAAAATGGGTTATGATAAAAATAAAACTGAACATGAAATAATGCTTAGTTTAGGTTATTATCGTATTTGGACTGCTGGAAATGCTAAATGGATATGGTTAAATATTTAATATTCCTTCATTAATCTAACTAATATCATTGAAAATATATCAACATTTTCGTCAAATTCTAAAAATGGACTACGACCAGAATCTTTTTTAATATCTACGCCATTTGAATATGACATAATATCTAATATTCTATTAAGTCTAATTGTTTTATTAGATTTATCTCCCATAAATATTAGACGTTTATTAGTTAAATATAATGAACCTGAATCTATAGTTCTCCATTCATCACTTGTGACAGGTTGAACATTCATACTACCAATTCTATAATAAACTCCTTTAGCAATTTTTATTCTTGCTGTTGGCCCTCCGTAATTATAACGTTTTGTAATTTTTCTTAATTCTAACCAATTAACATCATCTGTTTTAAAATATAATTTTTCACCTCTAATTAAATTTATATCCGAGTCAATTGGATCTAATTCACCATTTTCAATTTTCCAGTATAATTTAAATCTACCTAATTTTGCTAATGTTTCATCATCCAACTTAACATTAATTTTTAAATTTTTCATTATAGCAAATAATGTTTGTTCTTCAATTGGTGACAAACGTTCATCCTGTATTACTTCATTTACATAATTATAAAAATATTTAAGTGCTTCTTTAATATAAATAGCATTAGCATCTGAATTAGATATATTTAATTTAATTTTATATTCTTCTAATGTTGATTCTTCTACTTCATCTAGCTTACCATCTGATACAAATGTTTTAATCATTTTTTTATACGTGTTTAATGATTCTTTTTCAACAATTGATTTAGTTATTTCAGGTGGTAATTTTAATATATTTTCAATATGTGACAATTCATCTTTGTCATATGTATCTAGTTTATTATCAACTAAACAGTTTTTTAAATATTCTTTAAACATAGATAAACGTTCATCTAAAAAATCAATATCAGATACATTATATTTTTCTTTTAAACGTTCAATATCAAACCTAGATATTTTATAAACATCTTGTTCGTGCTTATAAAATAAATTATTTACTTCAATTACATAATTATATTTTGGCGTTATTCCAAATAATTTTTGAAAAAAATTAGGTTTCTGTTCTTCTTTATATTTAAAAATTGACATAATTATTACATGTTTTAACTATTATTATTAAAAAATTATTTTTGTTTTAATACACTATCAAATACACCTTTTTTAAAATCATCAGCTAAATACATAACACTAATAAAATCATATGTTTCTAATTCATATGAAAAATCAATTATATCCAAAAATAATTTTATTTCTTCATCTGAAAATCCATCATATTCTCCATTTTCAAATATAAATTGACTTCCCGTATCATAATCATTAAAACATACACCAATTGTTCCAGGTTTGTTACCTAAACATTCTTTTTTTAATTTAACTATTGTTCCTACTGGTACGCTCATTTTTTTGTAGATTTATTATTTTTACATTTTGTGCAATATTATTATGTTTTTGCCAATTTTTCATTAAATAAAAAATATTTAATCCTGCTGGCGGATTCATTGTGTGAATTAAAATTTCAGGTACTACAATATATTGATCTATTAACCATTTAGCACAATCATATCCTTCAGGTTCATTTTCACCTAAATCATTATCAAAACTAATTGCTTCTATTTCTTCAACATTATGATATGCGTCTAATATTGTTTTTTTAAATTCATCACATGATCTAACAACAATCCATGAATTATCATAATGTTTCCAATCTGTTGGATTTCGTTCATCATCTAAAAAAATTTTCATAGTGTAAATATAATAATATTCTTAATTATATAAAAATAAAAAATCCCTTCTTTTTAAATAGAAGGGATTTTTTGAATTAATTATTCGTAATTTTAATATTTAACAATCTTTTCTTTATTTGATTTATTCATTAATTTTTTAATAGATTGTAATTGATTTTCTAATTTTTTCTTTTCATTTACTAATTCAGTTTTAGCTGTAGCAATTTCATCAAGTTCAAGCATTCCTGAAACATTTAATCTATCAATATTATATTCAACTTCTTTTAATGCTTCTAATATAACTTTTTCTTTGTTTTCTAAATCTTTTTTAACTAAAACTTCTTCATCAAATTTATTTTTAAAGAAATATGTTAAATCATAACCTAATTCTGATTGCATTTCATTTACTAATTCAACAGCTGACTGATATTCATAAAATGAATTACCATATCTTCTATCTACATTGTACGTATAAATTTTATCTTTATAATTAAATACTATTGATTCTAAAAATGGATTTGTAACATTATAAACTTTTAATGCAATATCAAGATCTACAAATTTATCAATATTATTTACTGTTTCACTAATAATAGGATAAAAATCTTTTTTCATAAATGGAATTATAGGAGAATTAAAAATGTTTTCTAATGTAGTTTCTTTATTAGTTTTTTCTCCATTTAATAATAATTCACCATTTTCAACATTTACACCAATATGTAAATTTTCATCAATTTTAAAGTTTAAAATACCATTTTCAAATTCACCTAAATTAATTGCCTGTTGTAATCTTAACATTTGCTTTAATTTGTTTGAATCATTAAACCATTTATCTAGTGTAGTTGGTTCAATTGTTGATTCAGATATAATAAACCATTTATCTTCAACATATGCCAAATGTCCATCTTCTATTCTTTCAACAACTGAAAATACTGGATCAGCTTTTCCGCCATCGCTTGTCATATTAGCACGTTCTAATGGACTTTTTGTAAATTGTAATAAGAACTTTTTAATTGGAGGAACAAAATCGTATAGTGATAATTCATTTAAAATTTTAACTGTTCTATCTTTATCATCTGATTCATTTATAATATCCATTATAACTTTCATAGGATGACGATATACCATTCCACCTTCGTCTAATTTTTCAACTTTTTTGTATAAATCTTTCAGCGCGTATAATAAATTATTTTCCTTTAATTCTGTTTCAATATTTTCCAATAATTTTTTAACACCACTATCATATTTATAGATATCTAGTTTTGTTGATAGAGATTCGTATAATTGCTTTTCAGATACTTTATCATATATGTTAAGATGAGAATCTACTATACGATAAATATCCTCCTGATCCATGTTTAAAGATTTCTTGAAGTTGAAAAGTTCTAACTTAATATTTTTCATCTGCGTTAATGCTTAATTTTTTTATTTAAAGTATATATAAAATATTCTAATTCATTTTTTTGTAAATTTTATCAAAAAATTCTGAAAAATATTTTATATACATTTATTTTATATATTATACTTTCAATGTTGTTTTTTTATTGTGGATAATTGTTTTTAGGATTTTTTTGAACTTCTGCACCAGAACCAGCTAAATTCCATGTATATTGTTTAAACATTGTTCTTTTTATAGGTGGAATTTGTTCAATATCACCATACAATGGATAATATGTTTCAACTTTAACATTAAATTTATGTTCGGGATAAACTGCAGTATTCATTTTAATTTCACGAAGTACTGAATTTTGATCATCGTCACTAAGTTTTAAAAATGCATCAATTCGTAAAAAATTATGATCAAAATAAAAATATTGATATTGATATACAAAATTCCATATTGATTGTATTAATTTAAACAAATCTAATTCTGATGCTACTTTAACATTTATTTCAAATGATGCAGTTAATGGTAAGGTTCGCACTTTAGATACAACACGCTTTAACATTTCATTATCTTCAACAACTCTACTAATTCTAACATTTGGATTAGATAATTGATCTGATTTAATTTTCCATGATTTTAATGTAACAATTCCACGTGGAATTTGGTCATAATTTAATTCAATTCGTTTATCAGGAACATCATCAACAAATGAATCTAATAAAAAATCATCACCTCCAGTTACACTATAATAAAAAGGAACATTTATTTTACGTGATTCATCTTCCCAATTATTAACCCAATATATTCTATCATTTAATACATCTAAAAAACTAACAACTAAATCACGAAGAAAAACATCTTCCCAATTGTATTTATTTTCAATTCTATTATTTAACTCAGGCATATAAAAACATATTATTATTAATTATATATTATAATTTTTTTATAAACATTTTTACTAAAATCATTATAATTAATAATTCATTAAAAAATTAAAATATGACAAATCCAATTAATAATTTATTTTGGGAAAAATACAGACCAAAAACGTTTGAAGAAGTTGTACTATTAGATAGAACAAAATCAATATTACAACATGGAATTCAGACTAATTTAATATTAGCTGGACCTCCTGGAATAGGAAAAACTACAGTTGCAAGAATATTAGTTAAAAAATATCCACATATAACATTATCAAGTAAATTAGGTGTTGATGTATTACGAAATGAAGTTCAACAATTTTGTAGTAAAATGACTATAAATTTTGAAGATGATGTTGTATCAGATATGAAAATTGTATATTTAGAAGAATTTGATGGTGCATCAAGACAAATGCAAGATGAATTACGCGCATTTATGGAAGTTGATGAATATAAAGATCATGTTAGATTTATTGCAACATGCAATCATATTCAAAAAATAGAAGATGCAATATTATCTCGTTTTACAGTAGTTGATTTTACACCAAATAGTAGCACTGAATCTAAAGAATTAAAAACTAAATTTTTAAAATATCTTTTACAATTAAATACAAAAGAAAACTTCAATATTGATAAAAATATATTAAAGGAAATTGTAATAAAAACATTTCCAGACTTTAGACAATCATTACAAAGTTTACAAGTTGTACATTTAACTGGTGAATTTAAAACAGATATTGTAAACACTGAAGATAATCAAATATATGAATGTATATTTGGAAAAATGAATAATATAGAAGTTTGGAATTATTTGTATAAAAATTGGTTAGATAGATTTGATCTTGCATTTGAAAAATTTAATAGAAACTTTTGGTATTATGTTGAACAACATCATCCGGAATCAATAACAAAGTTACCGCATTATTATATTACGATATCAAAATATATTGATACACATTTACCAAACGCACGAGATCCATTTGTAACATTATATGCAATGATAAGTGAATTAAAAAACATTTAATTAACATGTTATTAAAAACTAACGACATAGTTAATTTTTATAATATTGATAAAATTCGTGATGTTTTATATGAAGCAATTATGTTAAAATATCGTGAATTTTATAATACATTTAAATCAAACGAAAATTATGTAAATTATATTTTTAAAGAACACTATGCATTTTATATGTATTTAAATACTATAATAAATTATATAGATAATAATGATGAATTAAATCCAAACTTAATTTATAAACCATATAAAATTTTAAGTTTTTTAGATAAATTAGTTGATACATATATTAAAACTGCGTACTTATTATTAAAAGTTGATAATATTTATTATAAAACAGGACCACCTGTATTTAACATTTATTTATTAAATAGAATAAATTATAAACTTGAAAATATGACTATATATCCAAATACATATGAGTTTAAAAATTATCAAGAATTTTTAAATTATACTAATATTAATTTAGATGACTGGTCTTATTACAATGGAATAGAAAATAACGAATTTAATATTAATAATTTTTTTGATGAAACATATAAATTAAATTCATTAAAAGCGAAAAAACCAATAATATTATATAGATTATATCAATTAAACAATAGTAATTCTTTTTATACAAGACTAAAGATATTAGATAAAGAAATAATAAATAAAAAAATAATATATTACAATCATGATACAAGATCCACTTAAAGAAGATGCAATTACCAATTATATTAAATCAATAGATTTTGAAGGCAACTTTAATGTAGAGCAAATGAAAAATGATTTAAAATTAATGCTTGGTGAAACACCTGCAATTAAAATAGAATGGGATGCAGATCAAGTAATTAATGAAATTAATGGTAAAGATGAAGGACGAATTGAAAAAATTCGTTCTGTTAAAGTTTTTTATACTAATTCAAGAGGAGAAGTTAAAAAAGTTGAATATTATATTTAAATATTATTTTCTATTCTGCGTTGATGTCCGTTTAATGGTTTACTAAACATTTTAATATTAGTAGTTTTCATTATTTCTCCATATTCTTTTTGTACTGGAATTTCTATTCCAAGTTCTTTAAATTGTGTTTTATCACTAAAATTTCCAGAATACGTAGAATTTTCATGTTCAATTGCTAAATTATTAAATTTATTATTATGTTTAGTTGGTGTTTCATTTAACTTATATTCAGCAGATACACTTTTTATTTTACTAGTTGTAGTTATAATAACACTAGTTAGTTGTTCGTATAACATTATTAATTCTCCAACTTCTACATAAATTGTACTAAATCCTTCTTCTATAAATAATCTATAATATAAATAAGGTATTTCATTATCAAATTTATAACACTTTTTAAATTTACTATTAGGAAAATATTGTTCTTCGTATTTATATAATTCAACCCAATTAATTCCATTATTACTTGATTCAATTTTAATTTTTTTAGGTCCAGTATAATATCTGTATCTACTAACTTGAACTATAAATTTATTACAAATCACTGGATTTTCAAATTTATATCCTATCCAATGTGGAAATGGTTTGTCAACGGTTTCTTTAGATATCCAATTATCATTATTATCGTATAAACTTTTATTAAAAGCTTTCCAATATTGATAATTTGAACTATCTCTATATACACCATCTCCTATACATTCTCCACTTGGAGATGTATTACTTGTCATATCTGGAATTAAATCTGTAATAATAGATTCATCAAAATATTGATAATCGCTTAATCCAATAAAATAATCACCTGCATTATATGTTATACCATTATAAGTTATTGTTCCTTGTTCTACTTTGTATTCAACATTATACTGAATACAACCATTTTCAATTTTATTTATCATTTTATAGCTAAATTATTAGATTTTATAGTTATAAAAAACTTAATATATCTAGTATACAATGAAACAGCTGTGTCGTCATTATAATTTAAATCAGCGTTTCCAATTATTGGTTCTCCTAATATATTCACATTTACTTTAGGAGCTTCATTTAATTTTATTAAAAGTTCATTTGAATTACTTAATAATTCATCGGTTTTACTTGTTTTTATTATTATTTTTTTAATATTATTACTTAATAATACTTCTTGAACTTCTGCGTTAGTTCCACATTCATTTGGACGTGCTACAAATGTTCCATTTGTTCCACATATGTCATCATATCCATTTGTTCCACTAGTACCATAAGCACATGTTCCATATTCATAACAATATTCATTAAAAGTTAAATCATTTTCAAACGTTTCAGCCGATGTTATAAATGTATCATGTTTAACATAAAAATCATTTGACAAATTATTTAAAACTATATTATTTGATAATACTGAATATGTTTTATCATCTATTAACACGTCATTTTGATTACTTATTTGACCTAAATTCGTTTCAGTGTTTATTTGAATGCCATTATATGGTGATAAATGTTCTTGTATACTTATATTTTTAATTTTTTGAACAGAACCAATGTCTAATATTACACTTTCATATGTTGCATCACTATTTTGATTAATAATATATCCACTAGTACTTACATTATTTAAAAATGAATTATTAATATTACTGTGAATTGAGCTTGATTTTGCACCAATGTAATTTCCATTATAACTCATATGTTCAGCTATACATCCTGGTACTAAATGAAAATCATCATTGTCTGCATCCATGAATATATCTTCGTAATTACCAGTGTAATATACGCATCCTATTAAATAATCTGCAAAATATTCACCATATACATTAGCCATTCGTTCTCTTAAATTCTGTAATTTTTCATCTCCACTAGTACCGCTTGGATATGTATATTCAGTTTCATCAGTTCCTAATCCTCCGCCACTAAATAAAAAACTACAATTTATAAACAAACAATATTGTAAATCGGTTTTATTAAATATTTTAATGCTTGAATTAGAAAAAATGTTAAATTGTTTAATATAATAACCAACGTGAATATAATTGCAATTATGAAAAGTATTATTAGAATATTGAGGATAATAACCAGCTTGTGAAATATAATTTACGTTTTTAAAAACACAATATTTGAAATTTGAGTTAGAATGTGTGTATGCATTATAAAATTTTTCTATATCATGAAAATAACAATTAAAAGTAGATTATACAAT